GTAGCCATCTGAATATTCTTTATAAACAGGCAGGTCCTTTGTGGAAGCCTGCTGCGCCTTCTCCATTTCCTTCGCCACGCGCTTATCGTTCTCGGCAGTTTCCTTTACTGCACGAACGAGATCGTAGTCCTTCAACTTTGCCGGATCGACATTCTGACGGAGATAGTCGCCGACGTGGGAGAGATAGTTCGGAATGGCTGATATATCCTCAGACGTTCTGTAGATAAGTTCGTCTGGGGGCGTACGGAATGGAATTTCAGAGGGCGGGTAAGTATCAGCCTTACGAGTTCTTATAGACTTATCCCAAGCATCTCCCCAAGAGACTGTACCCTGTCCAAACGGAATCTCCACATCCTTCAGCGGATCTCTCTCCGTCCCGGCGTACTTGTTAAGGTAGTTGCGGATGGCTTTGTCTGACCAGGCGTGAAGCGGAGCCTGCTTCTCTTCAATAAGTTTACGCGAGGCTTCAAATGCTTGAATGCCGCCTTGTACGTCTATTTCTCCGACTCCACGAGCAAGAGCGTCTTTCAGTGGCACACTAAGCCTCTCCACCGCCTCCGGGTGCCACATTCCTCCAGGTGCCTTCACTGCTCCAGCTTGCTTCATCTTCGATGGAACAGCCTCTCCTCTCCCTATAAACGGAAGCACGAAGCTCAGTCCACTAGCCGCCCCTAGTGTCGCTCCCCGCAGCGTCTCATCATCCAGTGTAGCTCCCGCGACTGCCCCCAGCCCAGCCGCCGCGAGCATCAGCAGCGCCTCTGGAGACGCCCGGCCTTCCTGCGCCGCGTTCTTCAGCGCTACTAGCTCCGCCGGCGTCCTACTCGCCCCCGGCTTCTCCAGAATCCTCTGTGCCTCCGGCCTCGACATCTTCTCCGTCTGTCGCACATTGAAGTCCTCAACCCTCTTCTGCCACACAGCTTCGTCTGCCTTGGCTCGTGCTTCAATCTGAGGATCGACGTAAGTTCTCGGCGGCATCTCATTCAAGCGTTGCTGATAGTCCGCCTCATTTCGCGTTCTTTCGTCCGCCTTAAAGATCGACTCCTCAATCGTACCAAAGTCACTCCCCGGAGCCGGTTCCTTAAATGCCGCCTTTAGATCCTTCGCTTTCTGAACATGACGTTGAGCCTGTTCACGCGGCGGCACAACCCCAAGCATATCATTGATCTGTTGCTGTACTGGAACTCGCGCGGCGAATTCCTCAGGGCTCATAGAAACCGGCGCTTCTTCAGCCGCCTTCGTATCAGCTTTCTGCCGCTCTACCTCAACCGCCTCGCGCATTCGCTTAGCAGTTGTCGGGTCAATGCCGCCAGCTTTCTTCCCTCCAAACCCCGCTGCCGAGGCCATCAGCGTCTCAGCCAGCATGGGAACTGCATCGCGGCTGATCCTTCCACCTGACACCTTCTCCGCCCAGCTCCCCGCTTCCTCCAGCCCCGTGGCGAGCTTCTCCATACCCTTCGTCGTGGCGGCTTCCTCATAGGCCTTACCCGAGCGGAACAGGTCTAGTACCTTCTTCAGCGGATTCATAAGCGGCTCGCCGAACTCTCGTCCTGCTTCTCGTCCCGCTCCGTAGGCGATGCTCGCCGGCTCCCCTCTTGCAAAGGCCTGGACAGTTCCTCCAAGCTGCGCTCCAACTCCGACCATGAAGCCGGGAACGCTGAGTACCAGATCTGCCAATGCCGCCGCCTCACCACCTGCGGCCTTCAGCTCAGTAATCGTCTTATCCATCATCCCGGCGTAGTCAGGCCCATTGCCCTTAGGTGCTCCACTAAACTCATCAAAGCTCAGGATCGCAGGGGTCGAGATAGCCTCCGACCTGGGGGGAAGAGAGGGTTCGGCACTGCTCCCCGCCCCTGCGAAATCTTCGAAGCTAAGTTCGGGCATGATTATTCTTCGTCCTCTCCGTCCTCATTCTGGTCCCCATTACCAGAAGATAACGGGCGCCTGCCTGCCTCAGACACTTCAAATCCATTCCCAGTCCACTTACCTACCATGCCCTGAGTATTGGTGTAGTAGCGACCTGTCTTTAGATCTCCTTGATTCTTCGGAATTACCATCGCAGTAGCCGGCGACTTGCCCGCTCCACGGTACTGTGTCTTCACTCCAATCTTGCCAATTACAGGAATAGTCAGCCCCGCGGTATCCGCGAAGTCGCCGGCTTGCCGCGCGTTGTTATACGCTTGCTGAATAGCAATCGACGCATCCAGCGCGGGGTTGGCTCTGCGTAGCGCCCGTGCTTCAGCCGCGATGTCATAGGCCGCATCGTTCAGATCAGTCGGCCCGAGACCAGTAAAGTCGCGGCCCAACAGCCGCTTCGCGGCGTCTAATTCTCCCTTTACTGGACCTGATACTCCTCTCCCTCCTCCAGACTTAGCCAGCCGTTCTTCCCGTTCTCTCGCCAATTCCAATCTCCGTTCCTGAATTCCTCTCAGCAGATCATGTTGAGTTATCCGTCTATCTCTAAATGCCTTCAGATTAAGTCGAGTGAGCTCTTTATCCTTCAGATCCAGTTCTTCTTTCACCGTCAGCGCGCTATCCTTAATGCTGCTTACGATCTCTGGGCTATAGGGCAGATTTGCATAAGGACTCGGCTTACCTGTCTGGAACATGAAGAGTGCATTGGCGCGAGTCCAGGAATCTTGATCCGTAGCTCCACCAAGTAATTGACCTGTCAGATCAGCATTAGCTCGTTGAGCGTCGATGATCGCTTTAGCCCTCGTCGCGGACGAGTTAGCCGCTGAAGCCTCTCGCTGCCGAACTAAGGCCGCGTCTTTCGCCAGCCCTGTGCCTTTCACTACTAGACCCGCGCCGAAGGCACCTCGTGCCCACGCGTCTAATTGATCCGCCATAGACGTAGGCATCCCGCCTATCGACCCTTGCATCGACGATTGCATCAGCGCGGCCATTCGCTTCTCTGCGTCCAGCGCCATTTCATCCTTCGTCGCTTCAGCTTCAATCTTCCGTTGTTGCGCCGGCTGCATTGCAATCCGCCCAAGCGCCTCTACTGCACTCGCATGAGCTTTACTCGCCTCGCGCTGATCCTTCTCATAAGCTCGAATCCCGCCAGTCAAACCGAAGAATTCTTCAGGCATTTGAGACTCCTAGCTGAAGAGACCCATCGCGGCGTACCCGAGGGATTTCAGAGACTGATTCCGCATCTGATTAGCCGCGATAGTACCTTGTAGCTCCGTAGCACTAGGTTGCGCTAGTGCAGTCAATCGTGCAAGTTCAGTATCGTATTGCTTGCCGCCATAGTCCCGCAGCGCCACCATCATATTCCCAGAGCCGAGATATCCCTGCGAGGCCATCCTCCGTTCCACAGCTTGCAACCCCGCCTTGTATCCCGGCAGCGAAGTCACGCGGCTCGGATCGGCTTGAAGGGCGGCGGCGTCACTAACCGCCTGCGTCCTCATCGGCGAGGCTGCCTGAGCAAGTTTCTCCAACTGTCTCGCCTTATTCATCCCGTAGATTCCCGAGACCGCATTAAGCCCCTGCATTCCAGTCTTCAGCATCCCTCGTTTCTTCATCCAGTCAAGGAATTGCTGGTAATAGCTCTGCCCCGCAGGCTCAGCGCCGAAGGTAGCGCCCCCCGGCCCGCCTGGACCGGCTTCCCCTCCGAAGGCGCCTTGGAGGTCTGCGCCTTGAAAGAGGTCTTCAGAGAATACTCCTGAATTAGCCCCACCACTATCAAACACTGGTTCAAAGCCCCCCTCTGGGAGAGAGAACTGAATTGACGAACTGTTCGGCGCAGCCCCAATTCCTTCTCCGCCAGCAGAGGGAATGAAGCTTCCAGAGAAAGAGGCAGTAGTACCCACACTTTCCGCCGCTGGCGCCCCTGCTGATAGTTCCGCCGACAGCCCTTCACCGAAGGCGGCTTCACTTCCTCCTCCCGCTGCTGTTGCCGCTGCTCCGCCGGCTGCTCCGCCGAACGCGCCGCCGACCAGTGCCATTATTCCAGCCTCCAACTGCCCAGCATGCCGCGACTCGCGTTGCCTCACATCTGCTGAGTGTTGCCCGGCGGTCCAATACTCCGAGCCCTCGCCGAACCCCGCCAGCACTGACCCAATGCCCGGATTATCCTTCGCAGCTAGCTGCGCAATCTGAAACACCGGGATCATCCAGTTCTGAAACTGCGAGCTCCCGTTCGGGTTCGACTGCGCGAAGGCGGCTTGATACGGCTGCCAATCGAAGTCGTCTGGCAGTCCGGCGGCTTTACCTATACTCTGTAGTGTTGCGTCCATATGCCGAGGATTAGCCCCAGCATACAGAACATCTTGCAAACTCTTTCCAGGACTGTAATCGAATCCTTGAGTATAACCAAGTTCGCTCTGCCCTTGCCCAATATAGCCGCCGCCTTGTGGGTCTTGGAGCGCTCCAATGAACGTTCCAGACTGTGGGTCTATCTGATATCCGCTAGGCGCGACGGTCTGTCCCTGTGCCCAGTTCATCATTGTCTGTGCATCAAGCATCTGAGGCTCCTGAGTTCTATACGTTAACTGCGTTAGCTTCCACGAGCTACACTCTTTATGCTGTAACCAGTGCAACCCACGCTCCGGCTTCCTTGTGGTAGATAACTGTATTTCCGGCCTTTGTCCCGTCGGAGCGGAAGTAGAAATCCCCATCGCTCCCATCAGTATTGTTAGGAGCACCACTGCCAGCATAGAGATCGGCGGCTGTCTGCGCCACTCCCGCTGGTGTCGTTGGTCTGTGTCCACCATCTGTGCCAATCGTCTCCTGTTGAAGCTGTGTTAGGTGGTAACGTTGAGAAGAGCTGCCGCCCTGAATAGAAGTTAAACTATTATGCAGCAATGCTGTTCCACCACTTTCATTTAGTATTTGTGCAAGATCCAAGAACCACTTCAGCCAGACAGGATTGAACTTAGCCTTCTGGGTCTGAGGATTAACAATGACGATCTCAGCCCAAGTAGGAGGAGGTTGAAGGCTGGCCACTATAATACTCCTAAATCCATCTGTAACTCCACCGCTTGAATCCGCGGCATCCTAATTGGCTTCTTATGCCGGAAGTTATGTACACGGCGGACGAAGGTTCCACAATTGTCCAACGTAGGATTCTTCTTGCTTAAATCAAGCTGGCGATAGTTCGTCCACTTCTTCGGATTGTAGTCGTGGTCGTTCACCCGCACGTCTAAAGTGCTACCGACCTGCTGATCGCTTACGAGGCGGAGCTGCGAGAGTATCTTCCGGCGGCGGGTCCCACCATCGAAGTTCGGAGTATAGATATCCACCGTAATCAGATCTCCATCATCCGTTGTGTAGGAACTATCCGCAAGATAAATCCTCCCATTCGATTCGTGCTGGAGTAGATGTTGCAGACTTGCACCCACACAGGAATCCACAATCGGCAGATAATTCCCATTCACATCCGTCCATTGACTCCACCGCCGCTCGTCCATATCGAAGGCGAGTGTGAGATTGCTCTCCTTAAACGTCAGGATATAGAACCTATGACCTTCCAGTTTGAGGGTCCAGGAATAGATCGTCGTCAGAGTAATGTTATTCAGCAGCCGCTCTATAGGCTTAGTCGATACTACTTCCGCCTTCAGTCCCTCTAATAGAATCACCTCCGGCGATCCCTCTTTCGTCTTACCTAGCCAAAGAAGTGCTCCATCAAGCTGACGGACGGAATCGGCGGATAGACAGCCCCAGTTCACCTTCGCACCTTCGACTCGGCCCAATGGAGAGCCGGCGGAGTTGCCCGCGTCGTAGAATATCTCCGTCGTCCATTCCTTAAGCGCAACAACGTAGACGAGTTGCTTGTTCAGCGCGGTTCCTAAGTCTGGCTCGATCTGCACTAAGATATCGTTGAGTGAATCCCAGTTAACTGGATCATTGATGTCGTCACCAAGAATGTGAGCTGAGGGCGTCATAACGTAGGTAGTACCATCAAGATACGCCCACCCTTTGACGAAGGCGGCTGGGAACTGTGCGTCGTTAATCAGTACTAGTCCGGCGCCTGCATCGTAGTTATAGGCGAATAGGCCATTTCCGAATTGTAGCTTCGGCGTAGCGCCCATGCAGGAATCGAAGCGATACACTCCATTCGCGGTATTGACTGTCCCTGCTAAAGCTACTCCATCCTTATACACTTTATCCGCGAAGATGGAATAGATATTCCCCTTCCAGTTAAAGATCCCTCTCCCCGTAGCATTAGCCGCCGGCGGCCTGGAATCCTCATCCATCCCCGGGCGCTCGTAGATCCAGGTCTCTTCCCCCTTCTTCTCCATATACGCATTTACTAACTTCGCGTCGTAAGAGGTAGAGTCGCCTCGGTTCTCCGGCTCAATTACGAGAGGGAGACGCTTAGGAAGTTCTATCGTCTGCGTCTGAGGCATTATCTAAATCCGCCTGTAGGATACCCTCGCTGCATATCAGGGGCGAAATTCGTTTGGCTATCTTCCACGTCCCAGTTTTCTAACATCGTGCGATACGATTGAGCACGTTGAGCACAGCGGTCCATGATCGCTTGAGGCTGGCCGGTAGAGATATCATCAGCTAGTGCCCAGCGAAGGTACATTCGCCACTCTTCAGGGAAGGCCATAGTCTCGACTAGGCTGATCGGGTTGGCGGCTTGGATCTGCATTAATAGATGTATTGCCCCATTAGCTGCCTCCGTCGTATCGGGGCAGAGCCAGAAAGTGACAGAGAGAGGCGTGGCTTTCTTATCCACGAAGTAGCTGTTTACCGCCCCCTGATTCGCGGCGGCTGTACCAGCCTGCCCAAGGGTGAGATAGTCATTCCAAGCGAGCGCAGTGAGAGGCCGGCGAACGCTACCCGTAGTGAACAGATAATAGCCTTGAATCACCCTTAATGGCTTCGTCATTACTACATCACCTGAGGGGCCGAAGGTATAAGTCGCCTGCCCCGCTACCAGCGGCACAGTAATATCCTGATTCAGAAACAGCTTCAACCCCTGCGTCTGGCAGGTATTGATAACATCTCTCAACCTCCGCATGTTCGAGGCAAGTTGTTCCGGCGAGGGATCGTCCCCTTCTTGCAACTTTCCCGCGTCCATCATCGCGTCAGTAATGATCGCGTAGGGAGTGTTGATATCTGGAGTGGTCATTTATAGGTCCAAGATTTGATACCCGGTTGTGACATCTGGAGTCGGGCTCCAATCAGGTGTTACCGTAATAACCTTCGTCACCCCATTGTAGGTAGAGATTGCCCGCGTCTGCCCGCTTCCGGCTCCGGCTACTAGCTTAACTGACCAACCGCCTGGGAACTCAACAGGAGCGTCAAGGGCCAAGGTGATACTCGTCGCATCGCCCGTTTGTGCTGTACCAGCGTACATGACAACAGCGCTCCGCGGCTGCGCGCGTGCGGGCCGTTTATCAAAAGGCGCAGTTGCCTCAGTCCGCCGAGATCTATCGCTCACGCGGTTCTCAGCATTTCAAGCTTACGTTTCAGCTTCTGTTCTGAGAGAACAAGTTCTCGTTCCCTCTTCTCCAATTCGTTCTCCAGCTTCTCACACGCTGCGTTACGCGTAGAAGCGTCCATTGCTTGCTGCGTTTTCTGCTTCTCTAACTCAGCTATTGCTTGACGTAGCTCAGACCACTTTTTGGTCAATTCTGTTCCATTCGCCTTCAGTTCCTCTTCCTTAGTCGCAGCCGCCCGTAGCCGCACTTCCGCGGCTTCCCTCTTCGCCTTCGCCTGTTCCAGTGTAGTGCTTGCTTCGGCGAGAAGAGCACTAGCGACGTCTACTGCTTGCGCAGCTTCTACTTTCGCTTCCTCTATCGTTTTAACAAGTCCAAGTTTCTCTTCTAATAGTCCACGCGCTTCCTTAAATTCTTTGATCTTCCCGTCAAACTTACCAGTGACCACTAGTTGCGCGGCGCCAACCGCTTCGTAGATTTCAAGAAGCAGCTCTGGACTAATGCTCTTATGCTCGTGCTCTCTACGAGAACCTTCTCTCATCTTAAACTCCTGTTGAAAGGTGCTTTAACGACTCGTCGCCGCCGGTGCCGCGCGAAGATGAAGCGCCAGGGTTCCGTTTTAAGCACGGTGATTGTGCTTACACCACTAATTGCTTCATCAGCAGCCGGTGGCGCTCCGCCCTCTGCCCAAACCCCATCAGCCCAGACTGTTGACGCCCAGACTCCTGCTTTCCATACTCCGTCTACTTGCAGGCTCATACGTTGAACGGCGTGACGCTGCCATCCCCGACTATTACCACGTCGTTGATCTTCTGAATGTTTGCTAACACTTCCTCGGTCGCTGGATCGAAGTTATTTAACGCGGCAACAGCAGCCAATACTGCATCATCTGCGGTTCCGAGAGCAGTCGCCAATTCTGCATTCGTCGGCAGATCATCAACGCTGATTTGGCTAGAGCGAGCGTCGAGGATCAAATCTAGCCGCCCGCCGTTCACCCAATCTGTCTGCAATTCGTTCGTGTCCACTAGGATTGCCGCGGTGTCCACCTTCATAGCGATGATGTCAGCGGCAACCGTTGCGCCCGCCGCTCCTGTGACTACCGCCCCGTAGATGGTGTTCGCATCAGCCACAGGATCCCCGATGGCCTGCCCGAAGGTGCCGCCCGTTTGATGCCCAGTCGCATCAAGATCCCACACTTGGCTGGCAACGGCTGTCAGCCCTGCGCCAGCCGCTCCAATAGTCGTTTCCAAGCCATCCACAAAGTTGTCGATAACCAGTATATCTGCGCTGATGGATGCTCCAGCGGGCGTACCGAGTTTCGGCTGCATGTCGGCGGTATCTGTCAGGATAGCGGCAGTGTCGGTCTTGATCGCGCCGAGGCCGTCCGTGCCGTTCGCCAAGTCCACGGCTGCTGCGCTGCGCGAGAGCGTGAATCGAAAGACAACTTCGCCGACCACGGACACACCGCCGACTGTGCCTGTCGTGATGACAAGATGATAATCTTTGCCTGCTTCAAATCCGTTTGCGCCTGAAGCAACCACCGTGACGAGATTCAATCCGGTTACGGTGTCATGGTCAACGCCCAGGGTGACTCCAGCCGTAATCTGCGTCACACTTTCATTCTCGTATGCCGATACAACCGGAGACCCGGCAAGCTGTGTCGGAGCACCCGTAGAAAACGAGCGCGTGGTAAATAGCGCGTAGATCGTGTCGGCTATGGTGTAGTCGCTCATGAGGCCAAGCCTCCTGCTCCCGCAAGGCGAAAGTTGTTTCCAACCATTTTGATGAACGCGGCTCCGCCAGCCAAGTCACCTGTAGAGAAGTTATCTATGGCGATGTCGTTCGTGGATACCACAGAGCCAAAGGCGGTGATCGCGGCTTTGCGATCTCCAGCGCCGCCAGTGAATGTAGTGTCCGTGGCCGTCATGACCGACACACCATTGTGGTAGCACGTCAGCGTCGAGCCATCGGTCTCAAATTTCAGGTCGCCGGATTCCCTCGTTGTGGTGTCGGTATCGAGGTTCGAATCGTCATCCCATCTGTAGATACGATTCGCAGGAGTTCCGACATTATTCGAGAACTCCGCTCCATAGCCGTCCCCGCCTCCGGGGAACGTACCTCCGCGCGCAGCCACCCCTACGGCTAATTGTCCACCGTTACGCACCCAATTCGTGATCGTGAACTGCACGAAGTAGTCAGCGGTGTCCACGTCCACTGTCGAACCTTCAACGGGGAACGAACCTGCGACGATATTCACGCAAGCGGCGGCGTTGCTCACAATCGCCCACACGCTAGAATTTCTATCGGCCCAAGTGTTCGTGCCGCCTGAGAACGTGTCTCCCGTCAAATCTCCATCGGCGCGATTGAAATCATCCGTGTAGGTGACACTGCTATGGGCAACTCTTGCCGCCTGCGTCCAGAACAGCTTGCCCTTGTCCGGGCCAAGCAGGATCTCGAAACGCTGCCTGCGCTTCGATGGCCGCAGCGCGTTCCACTTACCAGCGCGCGGGGCCATGAGCAGCCCTGCGATCATCGCCTGCAGCCGGTCAGTTGGCTGAAACGTCCTATCCTCCAAAAAGTCCTGCAGCAACGCGCGCCGGTTCGCTGGCAGCGCGTCCTCTTTGGAATCCCCTAGCGTCTGCGCCCTTGGATCAGAAATCGTCGTCGGCGTCCAGATCAGCGCACGCCGCGCCGCACCACTGCCTAGCAGGATGTAGTTCCCGCCAAGGTCGAAGCCGAGCGGCGACCGCTGCATCCCGCCCTTGATGCGGTAGGACGGGCGAACGTCAACTAGCGGGACAATGGCGTAGGGCATCAACTTGTGCCGTGATCGAGGACGAACATGGCCACCGCTTGCGCCCGCGTCCTCGCGCCTAGCTTTTCGCACACCAGGCGCACGCGATGCCTGACCGTGCAACGCGCCACGCCTAGACGCTTTGCTGTCTCGCCGTCACGCAGACCGTCAGCGATCAACCGCATGGTTTCCTTTTCCTTGTCGTTCAGCACCCCGACCCGCTCCATGCGCTCCCGGTCCAGCACAGGTAGCCCTTGCTCGGGCTCTCCACCCTGATCCCGCCGCTGGCGCTGACGTAGAGTCGCTGATCGTCGGTGTGCGGCTTGGCCACGCCCACATTGTTCCTATATGCTTGGCCGCCGACGAATGTCCAGATCACGCCAGCAGCATCCACCAACTGCGGTAGCGGGGGATTGGGGCATGTAGAGCAGATGCCGGTGTAATCCCCGGGCTTGCTAGCAACGGTGGTTGGCACCGGCGTCACTACCGGAGGAGGGGCTGGTGTAATCGGCCCAGAGATGCTTGTAGCCCCCACCGTCCATTGCAGCGTGCCAGCGCCAGTCACCGGATAGTCAAGTCTCACCGCGAGCGTGCGCCCGGCAGGCACGGTGATAGATGGCAACAGTGACAGATCAACCGTGGTATTCGCAGTCCACCCGGCTTGCGAGGTCACTGAAAGACGCAGCCCCGACACCACCATCGGGGAGGTCTTTTGCCCAGGAAACACCGCCGACACCATGTTTAGCTGCAGGTTCGCCTTCTGCGCCTGCCCGGCGATTGCGGCAAAGCCAGTTGCCGTCGCCCGCAGCGGCACAACTGTGGCCTGCACCATTTGTGTCTTGAACGACCACGGACTTTGCACCGGCATCGCGCCGGTCTGCGCCTGCGCCTGGAACGCGCAAAGCAACATCAGTGCTAGAAGATATCTCACATCAAACCTCCTAAACTTTCCGCACTTGAATAATCATTGAGCCTTGGTCGATAGAGGAAGTAAAGCCAGTTGTCGTGATCTGCAACTGTCCCGTTCCGTCCATCCCAGAGTCATCCAGCAAGCGCCCAAAGGGACGGAAGTCAATCGGATGATTCGTTCCTTCGGAAATTACCCACTTGAAGGTCGGCGTGGTTAGGCCAGAAGCGAACTCGATACACGCGTCAAAGCCGGCGAAGTTATAGGCAACATAGTCTAGAGACAATCTCTCCTTAGGCCTCATCCCCAAAAGCGCCGGGTCAATCAGCGTATAGTCGTTAAGTTCTCCAGAAGCGCCGTCACTCTTCAGATAAACAGACACAATCGCCATACTCGGGCCGTTCAGCAGCGTCTTGATATTGACTGTATTCATGCAATCTCCTTGGAAAGGAGGGAGGGTCTCCCCTCCCCCTTAGGTCGTTACTGCGCGATCTCTGCCCAAGTGACCGAGACAATTCCAACTGCCGCCGTGGTCAGATAGGAGAGAGACATTGCACCGCCAGGGAGAATAATCAGATCCCCATTCAGTGTCTCCTTATACTTCGCCGGCGTGATCGAGGAGGCGGCTACGACCTGACCGATCGCTCTCCACCAAAGGGGCGTGCTAGCGAGTGTTGAGGAGGCGTCGGCTTTACCTACACAGGTAGAGGATACATTACCAGCCGCCAGCGCGTTGTGGACCACCATCGGAGTCGTGTGCGTGGTCTCCGTTGGGCTAAGCGCGGTGTGGATGCAGATACCAACAGGCGCGGCGCCGGCGGGTGCGGTCGAGGGTGCGAAGGATATGCTCTTAAGCACCAGCAACTTCCCCGAGCCGTAGCTATTCGACAGCGAGAGCCCGGTACAGGTAGTGCTGACTGTTGAGAGGGTAACCGCCCCCGCTGAGCAGGCGGTATAGACGTTGCCGAGTCTTGCTTGTTCCAGGAACCAGTCCATTTGATGCTCCTATGTGTAAAAGTTAGACTGCAAGCGGGTTGAGTACCGGCTGTTTATCGTGCGCGCCGGTGATCGAGCAGTAATTCTCCGCAAATCCCAGCTTGGTGCTGAGCGGAGCAATCAGCCCTGTTGCAGCGAGGTGCCAAGAATAATTATCGTAGACGAGGCCGGAGCTGGTAGTGCTGCCGCCGCTGAACAACTCACCCGCGGTCGTACCTGTGTTCAAGCTATAGGTACGATTACCGTAGATTCGCGCATTCTGCGCGGCGTTGGCGCCGAAGGCCCAGCCCAGAGCGACGTTGTTATTTACTGTCTTGTTGGAGATGAAGTTCTCGGCGAAGGTCGGGCGGTCGATCGCGGCTTGAGTAACCACAGCCGTATTTGCGGCTGGCGGGCTGGTCAGGTTCCTGAGCACCCTATTCCGCATAAACGTCAAGCCGTCGTTCTGATTAGCCGTAGTGCCGCCGACGAAACAGGCGATGAATCCGAGCGAGGCGCTGGAATCTCTGAATTCGCAGTTCTCGATACAGAACTCCTTTGCCACTACTGCATTCGCGTTATTGAACGCGGCGGCTACGAAGGTAGTCGCTGCTCCACCAAGGAACAGGAAGTTCTGCCACGAGATGTTACTGGCAGACACCGCAATCGTGCTGGTTGTCAGTGACCAGGTGAGCGTCGGGCGATTAGCCCCACTACCAAGTCCGACAAGCGCAACGCCTGCGATGTCTAGCGTGATGAAGGAGGCTGCACTGATCGTCTCAGCATGTCCTGGCTTGACCATGATGATATCGCCAGTATTCGCTGAGCACTTACCAATCGCAGCGTCGATAGTAGCCAGAGGCCGTTGATGGGTCCCAGGGTTCCCATCTGCTCCACCTGTACAACCTGGTAGCAGCGTAGTCCCGTTCCCGACCCAGAATACTTGTCCTGGTTGGGCTTGCACCAGCGGCATACCGCGAACGGTGAACCCGTTAGCGAAGCCGTCTGGGAAATTCGAAGGCTTAAACATCGCAATTGCTCCTTTCAGAGACACCCTGGATTCGCCAGGGCACGATGGGGGCTAGAGACAGCCCTTTTTGGAGGCCCGTTATCTTTCTATAACAGACCCCCTAAAAGAAGCCCTCTCTCGAAGGCTCCCCTTCTTACAGCGACCCAGCGATGCACCGCGGATCGGTCGCTCCTACGCTAAACCGCATGTACGTCGCGGCCATAGCGTTCTTCGTGCTGAAATCATTATCCTGATCGAACGAGGGGCGATCCCGCCAGAACATTGTCATTCCGTTCGGGCAGTTCGTTCGAACGTACCACTGACTCGCTGAAGTGAAGTAGTGGTTTAGCTTAATACCCTTCGGAAATGCGTTCGTGGCCTTTAACACGTTGATGTTATTAGTCACTGCGTCGGATTGCAGTACCGACTTAAGGATACGATTCGCATTGAACCACTCTTGACGAGGGATATGCAGGCTCTGCGGCATGATCGAGAGCAGCAGCCCTCTATCCGTCTCTGTGCCCATGATCTGAATGCACATATCTTCCAGTGCTACTTCGCTCAGATCCGCACCCGGGTTCAGCTCGTTGCTGTACGTTCCTCCAGTCGTGTTGATGTGCGCCGTGTCGATCAGTGCTACACCATCGCCCGTAGTGAAGTACGTTGTGACAAAGGCGTTGTTGTAGATGAAGGCCGCCACGTTCTCAATCGTTTGATTGACTGAGAATGCGTTCGCCTTAGCGCGTCGCATTGAGATAACTTCGTACAGATTGTCCCGAAGCTCCTCAAAGGTAACGATGTAACCGAGCGCATAGGCTATAGGCGTGTATCGAGTCACTGGACCCTGGACTTCCGAGTCGTAGGTGATCGAGCCGCCTTGGACCTTAATTGGCGCGAGTCCGAAGCCCGTGATCTGGACATCTTCCTCGTAAGCCATATCCGAATCTTCCTGGTCGAAGAGATCGGGGTACTCTGCTGCATGGGCCTCGTACATCTGACCCCAGAACTCGTGCACTCCAGGCCAGAGTGCCTTTGGGTGTGACCCAGTAGTGATTACGCCGGCTGGCATGATGGATTCTCCTTAGTAGCCGACTTGGCCGATGCGATAGCAGTGAAGGTTGATGAGAACCAGCCACTTCGCATGTTCGCCGAAGGCATTCCCCTGGCGTTGTGCCAGTCCAAGCAGCTTGAGCTGAAGCGTACCACCTGCGCCCTCGCCGCTGTTGTTTACTTCCCAGCCGGAAATATATCCGTTATTAACACCGGATACTAAGTCGGCGTTGAGGCCCACTTCGGCGGCTGCGAATGGCGTTCCTCCTGAGACCTCTTGGATTTCAAAGATCACATTTGGATCGTCGCAGACCAGGACGTAGTAGTCCCGCGACTTGACTGCCGGGATTACAATGGGGCTCTCTTGTGGCACCCCGTAAGAACCACCGTAAATGGTGGCACCTGCACCTGAGACGATAGGACCAAGCGTCGAGTTGGTGGCGCCGGCGGTTGCCAGTGTAATCGTCGGTACACCTTGTGCATCTGCACTCCCGGCCAGCACGACAGGATCGCCAATTGCATAGGCATTCGAGTCGTCTGTGTTGGGAATACAGTACACGCGGCCTCCCCCATTCCAGGGGGAACCATTCAGGTACTGTACTGGCGACAGTCCTGATGGGCGATCTACGTTAGCCATGCTGATCTCCAGATTGGTTGAGGTTGTCTATTTCACCTTGCGGCGGAATAGGTCCGGTACTTTCGATCGCGCTTTGTCTACGTAGCGGGCGGCTTGATCTTCAGGCCGTTCGCCGGGGGCTGCACCACCAACTGAACCTTGGCGGTAGGCGGCAGTAAGCGCATCCGCAATCGAGTCGTTTCTTTTCTGGGAAAGCTCTGCATCTTCCTGATAGTGTTCCAGCTTCTGCTTCATCAAATACATCCGTACGGCCTGACCGCCGCCGTCAATTTCGCTTCCTTCGACCACGCTAACCCGATCACCCAGGTCAGTATTACCATCTTTCCTCGCATCTCCGCCAAGACTGACATTATTAAGCTGAATCTCATCAGGAGTGACAAAGACGAAGCCTGCTCGCTCGGCCTGAGCCAGCCGTTGCGGAGTACCCCTGAACCAACGAGTGTGATATCCGGGGATATCAGGTACTTCCAGTTTCCGCTGAGGGACGGAAAGGGGAATCCTTGTGCGCTCCGCTGTCGTCTTGCCGGGAGTGGTAGAAGGATTCTCCCTCTGCATTGTTTCCTTCGCCTTCGCTACTGCTGCGGTAAGATCAGTCATGACTTACTCCTTGTAATATTGTTCAGTGTAAGACGCGCGCCACGAGGCGACGTCTTTGTGCTTGCGGCTTGGGCCGACGACCTTGGCGGCGAACTTGTCGCAGGCAGCCTTAGCGTCGGCGGGGAGATCGGCGTAGGTCTTGCCGGCGGTGCCGCTCGTAGCCCCTCTATTACCCCCACCGTTTCCAGCGGAAACCTTAGTCGTCCCACTAGGCCGTCCACCGTATTCTGCTTCCACCTTCTCGGCGACCAGATCGAGGAAGGCAGGGCCGGTTGCTGTCTCACCTGCCGCGCGAAGCTCTTGCTGAATCACTCCAGCTAGCGCTACCTTCCGCGGGTTGCTAACGAAGTCTTGATTCTTCTGGAACCAAGCTTGGACCTCGGGAGAGATAGCGGGGCGTTCAACAATGGGCGGCTTACGTTCTTCCTCCCCACCTGCCTCTTTATTCGCCGCGTTCAATTGACCAAGCTTATCCGTAAGCTCAGCCACTGCTTCGTGATCGCCCTCTCTAGACGCCACGGTCAATTCTGCCTTAAGTTCCTTCCGCGCCTGTTCCACTTGTTCCTTCACATCGTCGGCGTGTGAAGCTTCAAGTGTTTCGATCGTTGTCTGGGCAGCTTTGAGCGCACCAGCGAGACCGTCAAGCTTGGAATTGAGGTTGCCGACTTGACTGAGCAACCGTTCATTGTTCTTTTGCATTATAGGCAAGATCTGCCGCCCTTTTTCCACAAAGGCGGGCGCCTCGACCCAATGGGACTCGTCTCCCTTAAATTCCGCTTTCGGCAACCAGCCCATTGCTCTGGCTTCCTTCTCCGCCTGTTGCTGTACTTCTGCTTCGTCAGCCATGACTTACTCCTCGATTTGACAGAATATATCTCTGTCGTTGACGAGCCGATAAAGCTTTCCATCTTTCGGCCCCTGGGCTACATAGCCCGCCATCTTAGTTACAATCACCTTATCGCCCGGCTTAGCGCGTGGTTCTTTCTCATCTTCCCAAGCGGAACTTCCAGCTTCGATCACAAGTGCTCTTTGCTCCATGATAGAGGAGTTCCTCCGCACGCTGTCTGGAATATGAATCGTGCTGGCTTGAAGCTCCTCCAGCTCAATCATCTGTACCAGCACCGCGCGGCCCTTAGGCCTCAATCCACTCAGATTCTCAGCCATCTTCCATCTCTCCTTTTAGTTGCTCGAAGTTCATCTCTTGAAGGAACTTATATGCCTGGGCCTGCCCGATTGCGGCGGCGTTCCTTAGCATCTGTTCATCCTTTGATAGTTCTAGCACAATGCCATCCTCCCATCTATCCTTCAGCTCCTGTCGCTTGCGCCGAAGAGCCTCGCGAATTACCTCCGTTACCGGGTCTTCCAGCCATGAGAGAAACATCTCCTCCGTTACGTTCAGCTTGGGCATCTCTTAGCTCCATTATCTTAATCGCAGCGTCGATTCGTTTCATAAGCACTTCATCCTTGGATTTCAACATTCCAAGCATTGCGTTGAGCATTCCTACTTTACGATCCTGAACATCGCCGGCTGTATCAAGCCGCGCTTGCTCAAGATCACCCATGATCTTCATGATTTCAGCGTTATTCATCCGCTGCTCTTCCATCAGCGCCATGACGAACTTCTGCTTCTCAAAGCCGAGCCAGAGGTTCTCGGTTTGGGCCTTGAGCTCAGCGATGGAGAGCTTGATGTCCTTCGGCATGCCAGTTTTCTTGATTCCAGGGTAGATCTGGTCGATCCCGTCGATCTTGATAGCCTTGAGGTAGCGGCGTTCTACAGCTTCAACATCGTACCCAGGAGTCTGCATGGCGGCAGCTTTTAGCATCTGCGCCTGCGCCATTTGCATCTGTTCGGAGGTTACATTCGGGTCGGCGGCAGGGGCGACTTCATCTGGGTTGCCAAGATAATCCTCTCTCAGCACCACGACGCCCTGACCAAAGGATTTCCTCCGCGGCATGTGGATACCGTTGAGGATATAGCCCTTCTTGAACTCCTCTTTCATACAGCGCCAGACTCGCTTGAATACGCCGGAGTAGATCCGTGAGCCTTCTTGGATCATTGAGCGGGTGGTCTCGGCGGGAGTGTTCTGTCCAGTAGATTCTCCCACCATTGGATCGGTAGTTCCACTAATCCGCTGGACGTAGTTGATTAAGAGGCTCAGTAGCTGGAACAGGACTGCGTTCGGCTCTCTAACCGGAAGGGGGACAAGAGATTTACTGAGATCCTCGCCGCCCGAGTCCACACGCTGCCAGCCAAAGGGCTGGAATGTGTAGGTGCCGCCGCGAAGCTTCGCGCCACGCCCGAGGAAGCCGCCGGCTGTAATACTCATCGTCCCGGCGTCTACGAGTTGGTTGATGATGGAGTTCGTTGATTCGTTAAGCGGACCGAGTAGTACCCCAAAGCCCACATCATATATCCCTCCATCTGGCGATGGAATGAAGGAATACTTAGTGAAGTATTGCAGCGCACGGATGGAGATAATCTCCCCGCTCTTCGTCCGTTCTATATCTTCAGGTCGGTCAAAGCCAGTAACGATGCGGAGGACACAGCCAGTTGTCTGCTCAACTGTGATGATATAAGGCTCTGCATACCCATCATTATCCAGATCGAGATCAACGTGCTGTTCCAGACCTATAAACGGCGTAGTCTGATCCGTCTGTGGAGGGGTCATGCCTCTGCGATTGTCCCTCTGAGCCTCACTCGCACCTGTAGGCGCCGGGGCAGGCTGTTGATACCAAGCTTCTTCGCTGATATCCCGAAACACTTTACGCTTAATCCTCGAATGGATCTCATTGCGGAAGAAGGGGATGATGTGGGTCTTACGGGGGCAGGACTCTACGCTCTTCGCGTAGTAGTCCAGAACCAGGTCCTGCGCCAGAACGGTCTCGTCTACCTTATGGCCCTTATCGGCGTCGTAGTAAGACTTCGTGAATACCGTTCCGACGATTGGGAGGTTGATTAAGAGCCTATCCTTCTCTTCCTCCCAAGCCTTATCTTCCTCCAGCACCTGCCAGCTCATGTGCATGGAGATGCGCTGAGCGCGGGCTGTTTTCTCTCCTGTAGGATCGTCGCCGATGATCCTACACTTTACTAGCTCGGCGCCGACTAACAGCGCAGGATAGGCGCGGGAGTGGAAGCTAAGAGCCGCGATGGTAATTAGAGGAAAGGCGATATTCGAGCACCCCGCCCAAGGGAAATTCTTATCCCGCTGCACCTGCATAGCAAGGTCCATTGCGCTTTGCGTGCGGCGCTCCCACTTCGCGCGGGAGGCTTTGTCGAGCTTGAATCCATCGCTTACACATGTGCCAATGCGATCAAGGTCGGTCTTGGAGAAACGATCACAGAGGTTCGGGGACTTAATCACATCGTCATCGAGGGTGATATACTGGTCGAGGGTGAGCATGCTCAGTATCCTGTCACCAGCGAGCGACCGTCGCGGCCTGGACCTCTACGCCGACGATTCATCTCTCGAATGCTAAGTTCCTCTTCCTCCATGAAATCTTCATCCTCTACCACCGCTGCATAATTCTCGAAGCCGATGGCGAGGAGGGAAGTGGAGTCGAACTGATCATCCAGCCGCGCCTGAGAGGCGCCCGTAAAGCGGAGGAGTTCGGCTTCATATCCAGGATACCATTCAGCATTCTTATCAAAGCGTACCATCCCCGCGCGCATGCGTTTTTGTAGAGTGCGGCCCCGGGAGGCTTTATCCTTGATCGAGGGGATCTCAAAGATGTTGATTATAACATCTCGAAGCTGCATCTCGTTAAACACCATTGTCTTGACTGCATTCCAGATCACGCCGGCTTCTACGAAGAATATCTCAGGCTGCCAGCGGGTCTGGATGGAGAACATTTCCTCGATCCAGTCAGGGGAGTCCCAACGATCCACTCGCTGGTCGATGATGTGGGTGAGGTTGAGGGAGCACTTGCCGCCGATGGTGAAAGAGGTTCGGTTGCCGATGTCGGCCTTAGAGACTGCGAAGTCGGCGGCTGCGTAGATCCGCTTCTGCCGCTCATAGTCCGCGGGCTGCATGGGGAGGAAGTCACCCTTGCGGAGGTAAGCTTCAGCATTGTCTTGGGGATCGTTGAGGAATTCTTGGGAATAGCCGCCCGAGTCACCATCCTCAATGAACTCGTGCCTTCGCCCGCGAAGGCGCTTCTCATCCCAGGCTTCAGGCCAGAGGATTTGAGAGAAATCGTCGAAGGAATGATGGGCCTTGAAGAACAGTGAACGCCATGTCTTATTCTTCTGCAGCCGGGCGAGGAGAGAATCTTCGTGGAGGATTGTCCCGTGAACCCGGATGCGACCGCGGCGGCTGAGCGCTTGGCGGGCGGCCCGGAAGAACCAGCGACGGAACTTAGATCTCCGGTCCTTGTTCTCTACTTGCTCATCATCCTCCATATCGTCGCAAACGAGGAGATTAGGCCGCTTCCCGTTCCACATCTTGCCGCGAATCTTCTGCTCAGCGCCGCGGGCGAGGATGCGGAATCTATGCCCATCGTCCATCTTGACGATCAGATCAGTCTGTGAGTCCCTCTCTACCTCAGAGACCCCGAATTCCTCTCTCAAATCATCGTTCTCCCTTACTTCCTCCACGATGTTCGAGAGTTGCTCAGCCGCGTTCTCCTCCGTAGAGCCGATAAGGATTACGTAATCGCTCACGCGGAACATTACTTCCGCGAGGATGAATGCGAAGGTGAAGGCTGTGGACTTAGCGTGGTCTCTGGGGGCGACGAGATCGACTTGAGAGTAATCTGAAACGTACAGTTCCCAGCCAGTTCGATGAAACTCAGGTGTGGGGACTAATGCATCGTAGCGAGGGGAGAGGAAAGTCCCCGCGAAGGATTCTATGATCTCGGCTGTGAGCTTAATCGGTCTCATTACGGCTCGTCGGGGATGATGGCTAAGAGGCCGACTTGCTGAAGCACCTGACTCAGGGACGTTGTAGCCGCGCAGATCAGTTCGTAAATCACGCCCAGAGTCCCCGCAGTAATATTCTGAGAGACCACCGCGCCTGATGTCGAATCCGCGCCAGATAGGATCGCGGAAGGCGAAGCGTCCGTGCCCGAATAGACCGTGGCTGTAACAGTCGCGGAACTAATCGTTTCGCCGACTGCGAGATTGGAGCTGAAATCGAAGGAGTAAGTCTTCGTCTCGCCGACCAGCTTAGGAGGAAGGTCCGCACGGGTACTCACGCGTTAAGTTCCCTCTTTGCGCGCTTAAGCCCATCGCGATAGAGGCGCTCGGATGCGGCGGTATTACCCTCCATGCCGGCGGCTTCCATTTGCTTCAGTGAAGCAAGGCCGAGGGCCTTAGCACGGAGGAGGAAAAACTCGACAGTTCCGTCCTTGGGCTGGGAAGGGGTGCCCTGATTGAAGGCGCTTACCTCGGCCTGAAGCTGCTCGATGGCGAGACGGAGGCTCATTAGTATCCTTTACCGCGCTTCCGACGAGGCGATCTCCGTGGGGGCATGGGGCCTCTCTTAGCCATTACGCAGCTCTCTTCGTCAGCATTACGTTGTCGTTATCGAGAAACAGCCTCGCTGTGAAACGACTTGCCAACTTCTTCGGGCCGTGCCGGCGCAGGAATTTTACCTGTCTCTCTAGCCACAGAAGCAATTGTCGGCGACCTACTTCGCTATTCGCTCCATGAACCACAAGTGTCGCTTTGCGTTTCATGAGCACCCCGCCATCTTCGCGTGCATCCGCACTGGTTCAGCATCAGTCGGCTTGCAGTCCTCTTGGCACTGTTCCGGGCTCATAGACATCAGCGCCCGGTCCTTGTACTCACCGCCGTAGGCACTATCAGCCGCGGGCGCCGGCTTGCTGGACGATTTCTGTGACTTGTACGCCATCTTTGGCATCGAGGTTCCTTTCTATACGTTGAGGCATTAAGGCAACCAGCCGCTGGGCTAGTCGTTCGAGACGATCTTGGGCGGCGGGCGGGGGAGGCGGAGCATTGCCGCCGATCCCGAGGGCTTTAGCGCCGAGTTCGGCGGCCCTAAGTGCCACATTATCACTTACCTGCGCGCCATTGAGCTTAGTCTGTAGCACATCAAGCGAGCGGATCACCAGCGCGCGGAAGCGCTCTTCTATCGTCGCGCGGATAAACGGATCAATCACCTCTTCCCGCCTTAGTGCCATCTTTGCCTGAAACGCGTCGGAGGCGAGGATGTTAGAGATCCAGCCGGGAGTGTAGCCGAAGTGGGCGGCGAGCTTGTTCTGATCGAGCTGCGGCTGCTCGATAATCAAGTCTATCAAGGCATCATGGGTATAACTGCACTTTTGCAACACTCCCATCGTCGGCGCGTGGGAGGGCTCGCGGGCTTTCCCCACCAGTTCCTCTACCAGTCGATCGCCGGCTCTTAAAGCTTCGCCCGTAGGTGCCATCGTGCATTATACCACAACTGTCCTCTCAGGCATAGAGCGGGCGGCGGAACGATGTTCTGGGCCAAATGGACCCCTATTATGGAACGATAAGAGGAGCCCGATTCCCCCAGGGCCAAAAAATGAGAAACTGCATTAAGCACTATTTCGCGTGGAGTAATTTTCCCCCCACCCCCTTGATTCGGGGCTAGGGGTCGGGTCAGTCGGGCGGGGACGACAGCCGGGCGGCGGGGGATGGTGTATGCTGCGGCGCGGCATGATCGTGTATGCGTCGGGCTGCAGCGACACGTTGGGCCGCGCACCGGACTGGTGCATTAACCAGTTGATGATTCGACGTGTCGGCGGCTCGACACATTCATCCTCCCATCCAGTTCATTTATACCCCCATCAATATGACTGAACTGCCCAGAATTGTCACATTCGGCCCAGAATTGTCAATGAGTGACGTTGGCGGGCATGTGTCGAGAACCTGACGGTAATGTAATCAATCAGTTACGATGGTGGGAACTAGGCACGGGGATTGCATGTCTATTAGGTGCGGGCAATGGTGCCCGGTTAATGGAGGCTTGATATGGCCGTAAAAGCCATGAAGGAGAATCAACACGTTCAGCCGGTTGTGGATGTGGAGAAGGGTACGGTGACGTTCAACGTCAAAGGGCACGATCCGATCGTTCTGCATATGGAGCGGTTGCACCCCGAGATCGTCAAACGGGCGGCGATGGTGGGAATGGCGCAGGTTCGGATTGTCGATGCGGCGGCTGTGGGGATGGCAGATGACGATGGGAATATCGTTCCCGAGGCCGAGCGGATTGACATGAAGGCCGAGAGGATGGCGGCACTCGTGGAACACTACGAGACTGGTACGAGCGAATGGTCAAGGGTGCGGGAGGGTAGGGGCGGTGGGCGGTCAATCACCATCGAAGCCATTGCGCGCATTAGGGCCATTCCCTACGACGACGCGAAGGCGATGGTGCAACGGCACGCCGATACGATGCACAAAGGCGATACAAAGACAGCCCTCGCGCATCTGCGGCAGGGTGCGAAGGTGGGTGCGGCTATCAACGCGATCCGGGCGGAACGCACGCCGAAGGGGAAAGTCGATGCAGATGCGGCGTTGGAGGAGTTGAAATAAGCATCGGCGCATTACAGAGCGGTCCCGTAAGACCGCTCGATGATGCGTCAATGGTGGCGCGGACTGGGGGGCTTAATGATGATGGTACTGATCACTTGCGTACTCGCGGGCTGGGTTCTTGCACAGCCGATTATTTGGCTAATCAGGAAGATGGGCTGAGGGGGCGGGAATGGGAGAGGGCTGGGAAAGGCCCTTTCCTGTTTGCGCTGGTACAGTGAGATATCATCATCATCATATCACCATACGGAACGCAAACGAGCGCGGAGGCTTGTGGGCTAAGACTTTATTTAGTAATATTTTTTTTAAGAATACTATTCAATCCCAAGGAGGTCTCAGTTTCCTTCCCTTTTCGTATTCCGTATGATGATCAGATGATGATGATGATGTGTTTACATCCCTTTGTTGACTCTATCACCAGCTTATGTTAAGCTCCATTAAGTACACGAGCAGACGAGGAGAGGCAAATGAGTACTAAGTTCTCCAGCCGGAATCACCGGGCAGCAAAGCTGACTGAGGCGTTGGTGGAGCAAATGAGAGCACGATATGCCGCCGGTGAAGTGACGCAAGGAGATCTAGCGCGAGAGTACAACGTCTCTGTAGTGCAGATCGGGCGGATAGTTCGAGGCGAGTCTTGGGCTACGAATAGAGCTATTACTCCAAGAGACCAGGATATTGCTGCAAGCGCAGCGAGGATGTTTGCGGTCCAGCAAGAGGTTAATGCGCGGCGCGCGGCAGGGGAACCCTTTGAGCCGCCCGTTATCCCGATAGCGCCTGAGCCTCAGCCTGCTGGTAGCGCACTTGCAAAGATGCAGACGGAGATACAGAAACGCAGGGATGGAGATGCAGATCACATGCTCAACGAACTAACCGGAGATAAAGATGCTTAAAGAACTGTTGTTCGAGGCGCTTTGGGTGATTGTTATTCCTTGCTTAATGATCGTAATCGGTGCGAATATAGCGAGGCACTATGGAGAAATCAATGACAAGTGAGCCAGTAGAAGAGGTAGCCGCGCCTGAAATGAGCGAAGAGGACATTAAGTGGGTGAAGGGTGTTCATGAGCCTCTTCAACCTGTAGCGAAGCGCCATGGGAAGTCGCTCTTTCAAATCGTAATCCAAGCCGGGATGATTAGCGAAGCACTAGGGAGGATCGCGGCGCAGGGGAGAGGGAATCGGGCGATTGGGCAGGGAGTGATGGTGCTACTCGGCGCGACAGATGATCTCTGTAAGCGCGCACTTGCTGGAGGGGGGCATACACTACCACAGTTCATTGAGTGCAAAGGGGATATTGAGCGAGTGATCGCCCTAGCGAGCGCGGTCCATAAGCCAGGAGATAGAATATCCACCGGAGGGATCATTTTAGACTCGTGATCCCTTCGACATGCAATCGAATGAATGTGGTATGATGGAATATGCGCGGCCTACGCGCTAAGGAGGCTCAAATGACCACAAAGCACACACCCGCAACGCCGCTGCCTTGGAGAGTACCGATCACTTACAAGCCGAGCGATGGCCTAGAACTACTCGGGGCGGACGACTTCTGCGTCACCAGTTTCGACACGGAAGAATGCCCACAAACGACAGGCGATGCGCTTTACATCGCCCACGCCTGCAACTCGTACCCGAAGCTGATTGATTTCGTGCGCAGTCGCGCCGGTCGTACCGATGCCGACGCCCTCCTGCGCTCGCTCGGGGAGGCATAAATGGAATCCTTCATCGAGAACCTTTACCTTCTCTTCCTCGGCGGCGCAATAGCTTGCTTTCTCGCCGCCGGTGCCGCGTGTGCCTGCGACTTCATCGAGAAGCTGTGGCCGTGATGTTAAGCGTTCGGTTAAGCGCTCTCATGCTGGCGTTATTCATCGCGGTCTCACAAGCCGCCCCGTTGCTACAGCCACGTCAAGCTGAACTCTCCCCGCCGTGGCCCCTATGCACCGCCACGCGCTGGGGCAACTGGCCGGATCGCGTGCTCTGGCGCAGATGGGTGATCGCGCAGCAGGCAGATGGAGGACACTGGAAGCACGCCTGCGCATATGACAGCGGGACATATCTCTAACGCGCTCGCCCGCCGTAGCCATCCTGGCTTGAAGGAATGCGTACTTCCTGAGCGCGGCGAGCGCTCTGGTAACGGTGCGGTAAGGTTCTGCACGAATACATAGGAGAAATGAGATGCAAGGCTACTGGATCACGTTCACCGATGGCTCGGCTGGTTACTGCCAAGGGCAAAATCCATACGACGCCAAGAAGATCGCGGAGAAAATGACCGGCAAGAAAGTGCCAGGAGACGAGTTCAAGCCGGAATTACTAACGCTGCCATATCCTGCCAGCCCAGTGATTTGGCAATTCGATCATCCAGTGAGCGGAAAGTGCCCGACGTTCTGTTACACCCCGAATATCTGCAAGGGGAAAACGTCGTGCCCGAAGAACCACGCTTGCGATGATTGACCGCCTAGCTTCGCGCAACTACTGAGAGGGGAAAGGACATGGAACCCGGATACAAACTGGTGCTTGACGTGTGGCTCATGTGGCGTTGCGTTGAATGCGACCACCGCCAAGAAACCGTCAAGGATGAGGAGTGGCCTTATCACTGCAACAAGACGATGAAGTTGCAGCCGATGCGCCAATTCGTTGTAGAGCCAGAAGTAGCGCCAGTTTAGGTAAGAGGAGAAATAGGATGAAGCCACTACAGGACGACATGGACGCGCAACGACGGGCACAGGAGTTCATCAAGCTATGTGGGGGCCACAAGGTAGGCTCCTCTGATGTGGATCGTCGCTGATCGTGTGGCAACACGTTCCAATGACTAATGCGGCGAAGCGCAAGCAGCCATTGACCGAGCGCGCAAAGGTGCGCCGCCGCTTTCCACAGGCATACGCCTACCAGTGGGGGCCGAGGGACTGGAACATCTACGCATCGCAACACGGGGCGCTGGCGGGTATTGACATCAGCGGCTCGCGCTCGTCGCAGAAAGCAGCGTGGCTGTTCGCTGCGCTCGGTCTTCGCAATTACAGCTAGATCAACGAACGAGAGGAGAAACACATGAGCAATCGCTACTGGGACGACAAAGCGCAAGACCTGCTGTGGTGGCCGGTGATTCGCGACACCTTGCTGACGATCACGGTGCTGGTCGCCGTCGGGATGTACGGCTACCCGCAGTACCACGTCTGGAGCCAGGGGCTTGTTGGGCAGGCCGAGCTGCGCCGTGCCGAGCAGAACCGGCAGATCAAGATTCAGGAAGCTATGGCGCACGAAGAGTCCGCCAAGCACTTGGCGCGCGCAGAAGTCGAGCGCGCAAAAGGCGTGGCCGAGGCCAACAAGATCATCGGGGAAGGGTTGAAGGGCAACGAGGAGTATTTGCGCTACCTCTGGATCATGTCGCTGGAGCACGTTGCCGCATCGTCGAATGGCTCGACGGTGGTGTATGTGCCGACCGAGGCGAATCTGCCGATCCTCGAAGCTGGTCGGTTCAAGCAGAAAGCGCCCCAGTGACGGGCCGCGATACCCCACCGAGCGAAGCGCCACAGCCGCCGATGTTCGACGACGAGTGGTACGACGACGACCAGGAACCTGACCGCACCTGCAAGAACTGCGGCGGCACCGGAGGCGAACCCTATGACGACTACATCACCCCTTGCGAGGAATGCGATGGCGAAGGCTACTACTGGTGGCTCTGACATGACCAAGCGCCGTGGCTTCAACAAGTTGAAGGCCGACATCGTGAAAGCCGAGGGCGCGATGGAGAAGGCGCTGGCACGCGCATTTCCGAATGGCACGCGCATCCGCTGCAACATCATGTACGGCCAGGTCAACCCGAGCACCGGGGAAATCATCGGCCACGAAGGCGGGCGCAACGCCTACCTGATCGTGCGCCTAAACAGCCGCAAGCAGGAAGTCCGTCGCGTTCCAGTGGAGAACATCCTATGACCGATCCGCGCGATGAGGCAGGCAGCAGAGCGAGAGCAGC